AGCGGTATTTCTAATCTGGCCCGCCAACCTTAGGTGTTGGAATGTTTTGCCTGTATGTGATGTTCTAGCAATGCCTGTTTGAGTTTGTCTGACCCGCCTACTCTAACATTGATGATACCGTTGTAGTAATCATCTGTTTCAAGTACACGCCTGTCAAACTGTTCTCTTGCCTCTATGTAGGACATTTCGCCCCTACCTTTACATAGGTATAGTATTTCTCTTGTAAACTTATCTTCGCCTAGTGCTGCTACGTCTGCGTTTAGTCTATCACTGGAACCCCAGTAAGTCTTCCAATCGCTTTCTTTGTAGCCTCTACGTTTATTCTTCTTGCCTTTAAGTGGTGGCTTAGTAGTTTTAAATTTTGCTAGTTTCTTGCCTATGTATTTTTGCTGCGTAGTGGTGTTTGTAATAAGATAAACAAATCCTTCGTACTCTTCTGGTATGACATCAATTGTTTGACCTTTATATTTCCACTGCATCAATTATATATGTATGCCTGTAGATATTTTGCCTAAGTTCTGGTTACTCTAGTTGTATTGTGATGAATATGTATTTCATCAGCACGTTCTTTAGCTAATGTGCGAATATCACGCAGACATTTTCGTACTGCGCGATGTGTTCTTACACTGTTTCTAGCTTCAAAGTTTTCATTTGCTTTGAAATAATCAAGATATGCTTTTACAAGTAAATCGTGTGCGTCATCGTCAATCATTCTACTACCTCTAAATCATTAGCATATGATGTAAAGCCATTTTCTTTTACAACTCTCAACACATGATTAACTCTACCAATAAGTTCGTCTTTGTGTGAGATAAGATATATATTCTTTTTACGTTCACGTGCCATCTTTTTAAGTATGCTTAAACTATTTTCAACGCCGGCAGTATCCATACCACTATCAATTAACTCGTCAATAAACAACAAGTTAATATTTTGATACAAACTCTCCCAAACGTCACGGAATGCAAACGAAAGACCAAGTATAAGTCTGTTACGTTCACCTCTTGACAAGTTATCAAAGTCTAAATCTTGACCAAGCTGAGTAATTTCAACTGTTAAATCATTTTGGAATACTACCTGATGCGGCAATCCAATCTTGTCAAGGTAGTAAGTAAGTCTATTATTCAAATACGCTAAGTTTTGATCAATAATCTTCTTACGAATGAAACTGTCTTTGTTTGTAAGTAGTTTTAGTAAGAAGTCTTGATGTTCTTTAAAACTAGTAAGTTCGTTAACAACTCCCCAATTAACTTTTTGGATAGCAGTTTCATTTAAATCATTAATTTGTGCAGTGTATGGATCTTCTTCATCTGCTCTAGTGTCTAATGCTTGTTTTAAATTTTCTACATTGTTCCTATGTTCGTATGCTTCTTTGGCTGCGTCATAAAATGTAGTAGGCTTGCCGTTGATATCACCAATCTCTTCAAGTGCTGCCATAACGTCTTTTACTTTAACATCAATCTCGGATTGATACGCTACAGCATCATCAAGTTCTTTAGTTTTACGCTCTGCAATCTCTGCTTTTTTATCTGCATGTAGTTCTTGACCGCAAGTATAACATGTTGCATCATCTAAATCTACAATATCTTTAGTTGCCTTTGCAACAGACTTGCCGGCACGTTCTAATGCAGGCTCAAGTGTACCTAGTTCTTTTCTAAGTGCTAGTATGGCATTGTTGTGTTCAGTCCAGTTAGATAACTTTTCATGTGACTCAAGTTCACTTTCGATATCTAAATGCTCTAATTCATCAATTGCTTCACGTAACTTTATTGTATCAGTAGTGCGTTTAGATAACCATGCTTTCTGTCTACCTTCAAGTGACGAAATGCTTGCTTCAATCTTTGAATTGGCAGTTTGTATTGCTTCAATCTTTAGTGTTTCTTCGGTAATAGCATCTTTAGTCTGACGAGTTGCCTCTTTAAGTGCTGTTGCCTTCTCACTTAGTATGGTAATACCTAACAACTGCTCAATAATAGCACGTTGGTCATTAACACGCATACTTAAAAACGGTTCGGTATAGGTGTTTAGTGCAACAATGTGCTTGAACATGTCATGACTCATACCTAACAGTGTGTTTACATCGTCTTGTGTTTGTCTACTGTCACCTTGCGACTCGTCTACTAGTTTTTCTTGATTGTTAATATAAAATCTAAAGAATGTAGGAGATCTACCACGCTCAATGCGGTATTGATTGCCATCTTTTTCAAATTGTAATGTAACTAACATGCCTTTGCTGTTAGTTTTGTTAATTAGATTGTTGCGTTTGATATTTGTAAGTGCAGTACCATATAATGCATAACTTAGTGCATTAATGATAGTGGTCTTACCAGTACCGTTACGTGAACCACTATCGTCTCCGCCTTGATCTAAGTTTTCACCTAGCACAAGTGTTAGTTGTTCACCTTCAAAATCTACTGCTTGAGTTTGGTTACCCACACTCATGAAGTTTTTTACGGTCAAATCTTTAATCTTAATCATATTAGTGTTCTAATCCGTTATATATTTGCAGTAATAAACTCTTATCATAATTATTAGTGTCTAGCTCTGCTATTTCATTACTTACAATTTGATCTACACTTTCAAAAACAGAAATATCTAATTCAGTAGTAATTTCTTCTAGTTGTTTTTGAGGTATCAAAGTAATTTCACGACAATTGTATTGTCCAATAAAGGTTTCCTTAATAAAACTTGCTTCTTCGTAACTAATCGGTAAGTCCAATGTTACTCTAAGGTACATTTTACTTTTAATTAATGTTTCTGCATTGTCGATCAAGTTACTAAGTGTTACAGTGCGATACTTAGGACAATTAGGCCAGTTAATAAACTCTGGCTCTTTGTTATTTTCTTTATCAAGTATCATCATACCACGATCATCATCACCTACGTCGGCATAGTTGTGCGGAAATGCATTACCAATGTAATGAATAGCACCTTGTTTCTGACGTTTGTGGAAGTGTCCACTGAATACGTACTCTTGATGCTTAAAGTGTTCAGGCTTTAAGTCACCATGGTCGGGCATTCTAACTAATGCGTTCATATAGAAGCTAGGAAGTTCAAAGTGACCAAACAAATACTTTGTTTTAATGTCTTTCATCTTCTTCCATTCGTCGCCCACTAGCCACGGGACCAGAGCAACATCATCTTCTATAAAGATCTCGTCTACAAACGTAATACCCGGGATATGTTTTGCAAATGCAGTTGAATTAACATCACGTTTGTCTTTATAATACAAATCATGATTGCCATCAAAGAAGTAAAACTTCTCAAATGCTTTGCCTAGCTTTTCCATGCTCCTAATTGTAGCATCCATGGTTGTAAGATTAAGACTATTTCTGTTATGATGCCAGTCTCCGCAGAAGATACCAGTTTCACAACCGGCAGCTTGTGCTTGTTCTATGTACCAATCAATAAATTCTTCGCAATCATCGTTATGTACACGACTATTGCCCTTTAAACCAAAATGGATGTCTGTAAACACCGCAGCTTTCTTAAACAAAGAGTATCCTCCATATATACATGTTATAGTATATATTAATTATTAACACCTGTCAACCTATTTTTTGGGTTTTGTGTAAACTGTTTGAGCTGCATTTGCATTTCTTTGAACACTTGCTTCCCATTCGCCTTGATTTTGTCTTGTATAACTTGGATTTAAGTCATTCATTTCTAAAATGTCGTCTCTAATGTTTTGATTACGCTTTTCTATATTAATTACACGAACAAAACTGTTAGTAACTGCGGCAGTGTAGTATGCAAACGGATTATCTGACTTAGACTCATCAAACTGCAAACCAATCTGCGCCAGCTGTAGTATTGCTTGTCCTTTCATCTCGTCATTGTATGTGTAGCCACGTACATTGCCTCTTGTTGCATAACGGTCAACAAGTTTTAACCACATCATAGCAAGTTTATCTGTTGCTTTGCCGTGTTTATGACTAAAGTTGCCGTTTTCCATACCGCCTACCCAGTGGCTTTTGCCTACTAGTATAATTTCGCCTTCATCATTGTACTTGTAATGTTTAAATGGCGGAAAAGGAAGTTTGACTTTTGTATCTGCAACTGTTTTTGGGTTCTTTTTACGTCCGGGCTCTTCTGGAATGTGGTCAAATGTCATTACACGGAAGATTAATTCTTCTTTTGTAATCTCAGATGGTAGTGTTTCACATTCAGCTTGTTTGACTTTTTCACCTAAGCCTTTTCTACGTGCATATTCGTCTGCTGACATCTTTTTTGCTTTGTTGCGTTTTGCTTCTGCAACTGATAATCGGTTAATTTTGTCTACACTTTGCAAAATAATATCATACTGACCATATTCTTCTGCTGTATAGCTGTTGAATTTATTTTTAGATTTATGTATCTCTTTTAATATATCTTTATTGTTCAGATAATTCTTGGGGCGCATCGGTTTCTCCTATAGTTAACTTATATTATAATATACTATGTTAATTTTGTCAACTAAATAGTAGTGTAGGAGTGAAAATAAATTATGGCGTTTAAAATTAACTTTAATGCAAGTAACTTTGTCAGTAGCATAGTAAGTGATGCAAAGGAAGCAGTTAAGGGTGCAATTGGTGATACTATCAACCAAAAACTTGGTAGTTTAGGCCCACTTGGCAAATTAGCAGCTAACTTTATCAATGAAACTGGCGGATTTGGTGCATCAAATAGAAACAGAACAATATCTCGTGCTATTATATCAGCTGATAATACCATATCTGATCCTGATGATTGGCGTGTTAGTATTAGTGTACCGTCTGTTATACTAGACGAGGGCGAAATACTTGCTCCACTAAGAGCAGAAACAAATGGAAATAGTGCATTTAACACAGGAAACAGAATGATATTTCCGTTTAACCCAACAGTGTTGTTAAGCCATAGTGCAAACTATTCTCAAGTGCAGCCTACACATACAAACTATCCTTACAACGCTTATGAAAGCAGTCAAGTAGATGCAATTACACTTACTGGAGAATTTTATCAAGAAAATCAAAACGATGCGCTATATTGGATTGCATGTTTGCACTTTTTAAGAAGTGCAACTAAAATGTTTTACGGAAACAGTAATCCATTAGGCAATCCGCCAGTTGTTTGCAGATTAAACGGTTATGGTAAGCATGTATTAAATAATATTCCGGTTGTAATAACAAACTTTACAACAGATTTACCAACAGATGTAGATTACATACAAACAACATGTGCAGGAAGAGTTAACTATGTTCCTACACAAAGTTCAATAACAGTTACGTTACAACCACAATATGCAAGACGTTCGCAATCAGGATTTAGTTTAAATGAATTTGCAGGCGGCGGCCATGTTGGCGGTGATGAGGGCTTTGTATAATGAGTAGTCCAAGTTTAAGTCCATATGGAAGAACGCCTATTAACCGAACCGGTTATTTAGATATTTTATCACCACGTCCTGTGCCAATTAACAAAGAAGATATATTATTTGAAATTACATCTGAATATACATATCGTCCAGACTTACTTGCACACATTATATATGGCAGAAAAGAGCTATGGTGGGTATTTGCGCAACGAAACCTAGATATATTAAAAGATCCAGTATTTGACTTTGTTGCAGGTACAAAAATATATCTACCAGATCCGTCAGCATTAAAAAATACTTTAGGATTCTAATATGGCATTTAATTTAGGTGCATCATTAAAAAGTAGTTTAACGTCATCAGTAGTAAGTTCTGTTAGCAATAGCATCAGTTCTAATATACCTGGTGTTAATTCTAGTTTAATGAAAAGTGCATTAGCAGGCGCTGATATTAAAAGTGCATCACTTGGATCATTTTCAAGTCTAGGCGGCAATTTAAACTTAGATTCAATAGGTAGTAATATATTAGGCGGATTTGGCAGTGATTTAATTGGCGGCATATCAACTAAATTAGGCGGCTTAATTGCAAATGCTGATGAATTAGTTGGTCTAGCTAGTAACCCATTAAAAATAATAGAACGCGGTACAGCTGATTTAATGACACTTACTGGTGAAGAATATGGTTTTGCATTAGATCAATATCGTGAACTAAAAGATAAAACTGTTATCACAGACAACTTAGTTGATAATGCATTTGCTCCATCTTACAAAGGTGATGATACATCAGCAAGTAAAATACCAAATCCTTTAAGAAGTCATAATGGGATGAATTATGAAGTTACACTTGGAGTACTTAGTGCATCAGAATATAATAATCCGGCAAGCTATAGAGACGGCGGTGGATTTAAAAATTACATAGTAAAAAGTTCCGGCGGCAGATTAGAAGAACGCTATCAAGTATTTGACGAAACAGGTGGCGGATCAAGTGACCATGCAGAATATTATATTGATGATATTGAATTAGATGCAGTAATTTCACCAAATAAAAATACTAGAGTAACAGCAGGTACAGCATTATCATTTACGGTTACGGAACCGTATAGTATGGGTAATTTTATACAAGCAATTATTGGATCAGCCAATGACGCAGGATATAGTGCATATAACGAAGCACCGTTTTGTTTAAAAATTGACTTTAAAGGTTGGAATTTAGACGGAACTACAGATGCTAATTTTTACAATCAACCTTGTTTTATACCTATTAAATTTATTAATATGGAATTTAACATAACTGGACAAGGTAGTACATACAATGTAAAAGCAGTTCCTATGAGTGAGTCTGGGCTATCGGATAATATTAATAATATTGGAGCGCAAATTAGAACGTCAGGCACATTTTGCCACGAAGTGCTTGAAACTAATGATAATTCTTTAACAGGTGCAATAAACAGACAAATTGAAGACTTAGAAGAATCAGGTGCAATTGCTCCCTTTGATAGATATGTTATTTGTTTTCCAAAAACAAGAGGAACACTAAGAGATGTACTTAAAACAGGAACAATTGACGAAGCTGCATTTACAACATCAACTGAAGAACAAGAAGCTGAACGTATTGGTGCAGGAGTAACTAATCCTCAATTACGTGCAGCATACAATCCTACAATTGTTACAGTGTCACAGCCAAACAAAACATATTCAGTGCTAAAATCATTTGCTGAAAATACTGCATTAATGAATGCTATTGGATTAAGTCCTCTAAATGAAGATACAAATGCTGCGGGCAATGCACAAGAAATGAATCCTACATCAGCAACTAATCCTGACACAGGATTAATAGAAACACAAAATGTTGCAGCACAACCAACAGACAAAGCAAGAGACTTTCAATATAGTCAAGGTGAACAAATTACTAGTATTATTGAAAAAACAATATTACAAACTACCTATGCTGCTGAAAAAGCAACTGAAGGTGCAACTAACGGAATGAACAAATGGTTTAGAATCGATACTCAAGTGTTTATTGATGAAAGTCCGTTGACAGAAGCACAGTTAGGACGTAAGCCTAAAATTTATGTGTATAGTGTTATTCCTTACGAAGTTGACGAAGCAGTAACAGCAGCAGGAAACAAACGTCCAAAGAATACTAAAGGTCTTAGAGAACTTGCTCAAAAAGAATACAACTATATCTATAGTGGTAAAAATGAAGATGTGTTAAACTTTGATATTAATTTTAATAATGCATTTTTAATGACAGCAAATGCAGACCTTGGAATGAACGCAGGCGGCTTACGAGATAAAGATGCAGGCGCAAATAATGCATCTGGCAATCAAAAAGATAAAGGCGCAACTCCTTCAGTGCCAGGAGATTTACAAACAGCAGACGATACTGCTAATGGAATGCAATTTAATAACGGTGTTGCTAATCCTACTGGTGGCGGCGGCTCTGATATTCGCAAGCAAATTGCAGAA